CGCCGCGACGGGAGCGAATGCGGGATCGCCGGAGTTCTGGGATTGCATCTGGGGCGACACCGGCGCGTGGATCACCTTCGGCGTCACCTCGAACGACGGGAACTCAGCGATCATCGACCTCTACAACGAGGAGAACGCGGACGCCGATACCATCGACACGCTCGGAGGACTCTCGTTCACGGCGACCCAGCTTCTCTCGTTCTCCGTCGCTAACGGAGGGAGCGGCAGCGGGACGGTGACGGTCTCGATCAACTCCGGCGGCACGTACTTCCAAAGCGGGCCCGTCATCGGAACTCAGTACCAATACGATTACATGTCGATCGGGAACGGGAGCACGACGAACTACTTCCAGGGGCAGATCGGGGCGCTCTTCATCTGGGCCCGCGCGCTCTCGGGCCCGGAGGACGCCGTCGTCCGGACCTTCTTCAAGAACTACTACTCGATCCCCTCGTGGTGACCGAGAGGTCCGCGACGAGTCGCTCCGTGCGGATATCGAGTCGGCGAAGGGTGAAGGCGACGTTATCGCGCACGGAGCGGTTCACGCGGCGAGGCGAGCATCGCGGGTAGCGGAGGAGGCAAACGCGGGCGACCGCTCGCCGGACCTCCGCGAGCGCCGTCGCCTGCGCTTCTCCCGTCGTGCTCCGACCGGCGAAAGGCGCGACGGCCGATCGAATCGCGCGGGCGAGCGCCTGCTCCTCTTCCCACTGCGCGCGAGACTTCGACGCCTCGCGCACGACGGAGACGAGCTCGCCGCGGTCGATCGCCCCGAGGACGGCGGCGACGCCCTCCTCGAGCGTCGTCCCGGGACGGCGACGGGTCTCGACGAAGATTCGGAGAACGCGGAAGGTCAGCGCGTCGGGGACGCGGGCGCGGAGGAGCTCGAGGGCGGGAGGGAGCGCGGCATCGGCCATAGGCCGGAGGTTATAGGCGCGGCGCGGAGGAGGCGAGCCCGGTTCACCGTTCGGCGCGTCCGAGGTGGACGCCGCGAAGGACTTTCGCCCAGAGTCGGCCTTCGTCGCGAGAGAGCGAAGCGCGGCAACGCCCGACCGCGATCCTCTCGAGGAGTTCGGCCTGACGGACGGTCAACAGGAGCGTCACCGGCGTCCGTTCCTTTTCGCGGCGCGCTCGGGACTCGGCGACGCATTCGGAGCATCCGCCCCGGCAAAGTTCGGGAAGAACGCACATTCACGAGCTCGGGTGAATGCAGACGACGGCGGCGGAGATCTGGACGAAGTACCCCGCGGTCCCGACGGATCCGGCGTTCGCCGCGAACCCGCAGGAGATCCCGATGGGGGCCGGCCCGGTTTCGCCGGCGGCGAGCCCGCCCGCGACGATCGGCGTCGAGCCGGTCGAGACCACCGACATGCCCGAGGAGAGGCCGTGCTGGCCGTTCGGGTCGAGCGAGCAGGTCCCGGAGAGCATGACGTCTCCGGTCCCGCACGTCGCCGTCTGGGCGCCCTGAATGTCCGGACCGGTCGCCGCCGGCATGGAGACCGTCGCCGGACTCGCGACGGAGTAGACCATCGAGCTCGTAATCGAACCGGAGGGGCCCGCCGCGCCGGCCGGACCGACGGGGCCCTGCGGACCCTGCGGTCCGGCGGGGCCGGGCACCGTCGAGGCGGCGCCTGCCGGACCCTGGGGTCCCTGCGGTCCTTCGGGTCCCTGCGGCCCCGGAACGGTCGAAGCCGCGCCCGGAGCTCCCGTCGGGCCCTGCGGTCCCTGCGCGCCTTGCGGGCCGGTCGGACCCTGCGGGCCGGTCGCTCCGACGGTCCCCGCCGAGCCGCCGCTCGAGGAGCCGCCCGAGCAGGTCGTCACCGTCCCGCCGTCCGGGAGAGTCGTCACCGGCGGCGAACCGGTCGGCGAGCCGTCGCTCCCGGCGCCGCCGCACGCGATCATCAGAACGCTACCGAGAGCCGCCGCCCAACCTGCTAGAGCCTTCATCGTTGAATCCTCCCTGGGGTCTCGGATATCACGGAGACCTTATGGGGATCAGCCATACGCCGCGCCACGCGCGGCGCTAGCCTGGCCATCCCCGAATCGTCGCAGCCCGCCCTACAGCCCGAGGAGAGCCCCACCCCATGACCTTCCGACACAAGTACGCGCCGGGACTAGAGAACTTTTGGGTCGTCACCGTCATCTCGAACCCGGTCCGCTACTCGTCCCGCTATCGACTTTTCCAGGAGTTCAAGGCGCGCGTGCTCCGCGCAGGCGCGAACCTCATGACCGTCGAGCTCGCGCTCGGAGACCGTCCGCACGAAGTTAGCGAACCGCATCGCTCGGCGCTTCCGCCGCCGTCGGAGCTGATCTTCCCGGAGACTCCGTCGCTCGCCGAGATCCGCGAGACTCGCCCGGGGCCGAAGGAGATCCACATTCAGCTCCGCGGGTGGGACGAGCTTTGGCACAAGGAAAACCTCATCAACCTCGGCGTCGCGCGGCTCCCGGAAAACTGGGAATACGTCGCGTGGATCGACGGAGACATCGAGTTCGTCCGGCCGGATTGGCCGGAGGAAACGGTGCACGAGCTCCAGGTCTACAAGGTCGTGCAGATGTTCCAGAGCGCGATGAACCTCGGACCCGACGGCGAGATGATCGGGCAGTCGGAGAGCTTCGCGGAGTCGTGGCTGCAGGGACGTCCGCTCCAGCGAACGGCCGTCGCCAAGAAGTATTACGCCCACCTCTGGCACTCCGGCTATGCGTGGGCCGCGCGTCGCGAAGCGTGGGAGGGGCTCGGCGGGCTGATGGACTTCGCGATCCTCGGAGCCGCCGATCACCACATGGCGTGGGCGCTCTTCGACGACGTGCTCAACAACATCCCGAAGGCGATGCCCGAGCCGTATAAGAAGCACGCGCTCGAGTGGCAGCTCCGGGCCGCGCACCACGTCCGAAAGGACGTCGGGGTGGTGAAGGGGACGATCCTGCACCACTGGCACGGCAAGATCCGCGACCGCCGGTACAACTCCCGGTGGAAGATCCTCGTCGAGCACGCTTACGACCCGGACCGCGACATCAAGCGAAACGCCCAGGGCGTGCTCGTGTTCACCCGCGCCGGCGAGCGAATGCGGAACGACATCCGCGCTTACTTCCGCGCGCGAAACGAAGACTCGATCGACCGATAGAGCGTACGCTCGCCGGAGCCCCATGAAGCTCCGAGCCGTCGCCGCCGCCCTCGTCGCCCTCCTCCTCGTCGCCTGCACGTCCTACGTCCTCGGCCCCGCCGACGCCGCGAGCCTCCGGGCGGCGACGTCGATGCAGGCGCAAGATCTCGCCGACCTCGCTCCCGACTCCGGCGTCCCGGTCGCCGCGGTCCGCGCCTCCGAGCGCGCGATCTACTGCCGGCTGTCCGACGTCCTGAACCACTCGAACGTCCCGCCGCCGGACGGGGGGATCGCCTGCGAGAGGAGCGACGCGCCGTGAACTACGCCGACGCCGTCGCCGCCATCCGCCTGGAGTCCCCGCTCTCGTCGACGGACGTCGACGACCTGGTCGCGGCCGCCCGGGCCGACGTCGATTCGCCCGTCCCGCCGGGGAACCTCTCCCGCTTCGACGCGATTCGCGCCTCCTACGCGAGCCTCGGGAAGGCGCCGGACCGCACGGCGTGGCAGCGCATCGGGGCGATCCTCGCGACGGTCGAGGACGAGGCCGGGAAGGTCGCCCCGCTCGTCTCGGTCATCGCGACGCTCGTTCCCCTGCTCTAGTTCGCGAGCCGCAGGAGGCCGGGCCGCGGCCGCGGGCGGAGTACGGCCTCGACGTCCCTGCTCGCGTCGCCGCCGGCGACGAGCTCGGGAGATACGAACGGGGCTTCCGCGAGAATGCGGGAGGGAGCCCAACCCGCGTCGAGGAGGAGACGAACGGCCGCGGCGCGCTCTCGCGGCCTCGCCTCCGCAAGCACGTCACGCAGAGAGATCGGGTCGGGTTCCATCGGTCGGTCCTTTCTTTCGTTTCCTCCGGCCCCGCGAGTCCTCGCGGTATCGCTGCACCACCGGCGCGTAGAGGAGCTGGGCGAGGGTCATCCCGAGAGCCTTCGCGACGAGCTCCATGCGCTTCTCCGAGACGGGCCGGACGCCGCCTTCCCATGCGGCGACCGCCGGCTGGGAGACGGCGCAGAGCTTCGCGAACTCGGTCTGGGTCAGCCCGCGCTCGAGGCGAGCGCGCGCGATGATCGAGGAGAAGAAGTTCGAGCCGGATCGGGTGGGGGGGGACGCCATCACTCCGGGACTATAAGCCGCGAGTGATGGCGGGGCGAGGACTAGCGCACGGGGCGAATGGGGAGGGGAGCGCCCGGGACTTCGGCGAGGAGGACTCCGCAGCCGCATCGACGGAAGCGGATCGCGCCGCGGCGATCGCTCATCTTCGCGTGCTCCTCGGTCTCCTCCTCCTCGAGCGGGATCGCTGCGAACTCCTCGGCGGAGTAGGTCCGCATGCAACCGGCGCAGGCCTTCGCGACGGGGGGCGCGCCGGAGGCCTCCTCGGCCGCGTCGAAGTAGGCGATCGCGACCCGCTCGAGATCGGTCAGCCGGCGGGTCGGGTCGAGGAGAGCGCGCGCCTCGAGCTCGACGACGAACGAGGCGGCGGCGGCGCGCATGCGGATCGCGGCGATCTCGCGCGCCTGGTTCGCGGCGAATTGGTCGATCGCGCGGTCGCGCGTCTCGGGCCAGGTCTTCTTCGGCGCGTTCATTCGGGTCGGACTCCTTCGGGTTCGGACGAGGGCTCGAAGCGCCCGGACTTCAGCAGAGCGACGGCGTTCTCGAGCGTCTCGGCGACGAGCTCGAGGCGCTCGACGTCGTCGCCGGCGGCGAGCTTGTCGGCCTGATCGACCTGCGCGCGGCGCGCCTTCGCCTGGGATTCGAGCGCGGCGACGTACGGGGCGAGGACGGCGGAGGCCGCGAGCTTCACCGCCTTCGTCGAACTCACGATCTTGGGGCGGACGATCGGGACGATCGTGGCGCCGTTCGAGGCGCAGGTCTGACAGACCCGCCCGCGCGAGAGGCGATCGACGTCCGAGGCGTCGAGAATCCACACGGTCACCGTTTTCCGCAGGCCTGCGCGGCCGCATGCTTTGCACTTCATCGAGGGGGCTCCTTCTTCCTGGGCAGGATGTGAACGTAAGGCTCGCCCGGGCCGCGGAGCGCTTCGAGCGCCTCCGCGTACCGGACGACGGACATGACGGCGACGGCGAGCTCGCGGCCCTCCGCCGGAGAAACCGGACCGACGAGGAGCCGATCCGCGACGCGACGGAGCTCGGCGACGTGCTCCGATTCGACGGTGTAGGGGCCGCCGCTCATCGCTTGCGCGCCACGAGCAGGTGCACGAGCACGAAAGCCGTAAAGACGGAATCGAGGACGAGCACGAGGACGAAGCCCCAGACCGGCATGTGGATGACGTTGCTCATGCGAACCTCCCGGACGCGACGTAGGCCTCGAAGGCGTGCTCCTCGTCGTTCTTCTCGCGGAGCACGAGCTCGTCGTCGAACGTGAGATCGGCCGCGTCGATCGCGAGCTGGGCGGCGACGACGGAGGCCGGCGGGGCGAAGAGGTCGGCGCGCGAGAATTCGCCGAAGTCGATCGAATACTCCGCCGCCGCGAACTCCGCGAAGGCGTGCACGTGCTCGGCGGCGGCGACGAGGATGAGACCGAGGACGAGATCGTCGAGAATCATCGTCCGCCCTCGGAAAGGAGGAAGTAGGTCCGAAGCCGGAGGCGGACGGCGCGCTCCGCGTTCTCGAGCGCCTTCTCGGACGTCTCGGCGGCGGCCGCGGCGGACTTGTCCCAGACGGGAGCGCCGAGGTTCCGGTGGTGCGCGGCCGTCGCCTCGGCATGCGCGGCGTCGGCCTCGCGGACGGCCCGCGCGGCGACGGCGAGCCGGTTCCGGCGCGCGAGGAGCTGGTCCACCGCCGCGAGCAGGAGGACGGCGGCGGCGTGCGCCTCCTCGAGCTCCGCGACGCGGCGATGGGTTTCGGCGAGTTCGTCCACGAGCGCCTTCGATTCGAGCTCGGTCATCGGACCGCTCGCATCGCTCGGGGCGTATCGCGCCGGGTCGCGGGTTCGACTTCGAGCTCGGTCAACTGCTCGGCGAAGTTCGCCTCGACGAAGAGCCGGCCTCCGCTCGATTCGAGCCACCCCGAGGCGTGGAGCTCCCGGATATCGGCGGGGGTGTACTCCCCGCCCATCGTCGCCTCGTACCGCTCGGCGAGCTCCTCGGCCGTGCAGAGGAGTTCCACGATGCAATCGAAGCCGGCGTAGGACATCGCCCCGTGCGAAACAAGCCGGACGGGGAGGCCAAAAAACGGAGACGGTTCGCCCTCGGCGTCCTGCGGCGCGGAGAACGTGTGCGTAGCGATTCGCAGATCCATGTCAGTCCCTCCAGCTCGAAAGGCCGCGAAGAACCCGAAGGCTCCTCGCGGCCCGGAGGCCTGCGGCCGGTCCGGCGCTACGGGCGCCAGGCCTCGGCGGGGAAGGCGCCGTCTACGCCGGCGACGAAGCCGAGGGCGGCGAGCGCGTCCGCCGTCGTATCGCGCTCGAGGAACGCGAGAACCTCGGGCAGGAGGAGCCAGGGGGCGCGCGTCCCGTAGTAGACGACGTCGCGATCCTCACCCGCCCCGTTCGGGACGTAGACGCATACCATCGGGTCGCGGCCTCCGTTCGGGTCGCCGGAGACGATGGCGACGCCGTGCCGCCCGTCCACGGTCAGCTCTGCGGCGAAGGGGGCGCTCCCGTCGGGGAGGTCTTCGGCGCCGGCGAAGGCCGTATAGAGCTCGTCGTCGAACCGGTTCCACCGGGCCCGGGGGCGATCGTTGCGACGAGCGGCGCGGGCGGCGCGGACGCGGGCGAGCAGTTTCGAGGACGGTGTCAGCATCGGGGTCGGCTCCTTCGAGGGCGGCGGACGATTCCGCGGCCCCGCCCCCTCCTGCGCGGAGAGGGAGGGGCCGCGAAGCCGACTAGCTCGACTTCGTCGTCCCGCAGAAGCACGGCTCCGCGGGCGAGCATCCGCAGCCGTCGGGGCACGTGCAGAACGCGCACTCCGCGACGAGCCGACCCTTTCGGTCCCGGCGGCGATCGGAGAGGTCGGTGGAGCGAGCCTTTTTGGAGGTCTTTTGCATGACGTGGACTATACGGCGCCACACGAGGCGCGCCAGTCCTGGACGGCGCCGTCTATAAAAAAGCCGGATAGTCTTGGAATGGGGAAGGGATGTAAAGAAAGTGGGCGCCGCGGCTGGCGCCGGGTCGGGGATGGGGTAGAGGAATTGGGTGCGCCGCTCCCGGCGCCGAAGTAAAGGAAGGTCACCCCATGAATACGAGCGGAAACGAGACGATGGATATGCTGATCGCGGCCGGCCTCATCCCCGGGGACTCCGTCCCGCCGCCCGCCCCGGCGCCCGCGGAGATCGTGCACGTCGCCGAGATCGTGCCGTCGCCGACGGCCATCGTCGCCGCGCCTGCTCGGCGCGCCCCCCTCCGCGCCGTCGAAGTCGTGCCCGCGACGGCGCCCGCGACGGCGCCCGCGGTCGCTCCGTCGCTCGGCGACTCGACTTCCTGGCGCGCCTCGGCGGCGGGTTCGCCCTACGTGCAGGTTCTCGAGCGCCGGATGGCGCACGGCACGGCGCGGGCGGCGAACGTCATCTCCGCGATCTTCCGCGACATCCCGACGGACCGGATCGCACCGCTCCCGAAGATCGACTGGAAGGCGACGCCGTCCGCGCTCGTCGCCGAGGTCTCGGGCGACGTCCTGACGCCGAGCTCGTACGCGCTCGGGCAGATCGCGGAGCGCGCGGGCGTCCCGGCCGCGTACCTCCGCGAGCTCGCCGGCTCGTCGGCGGAGGGGGGCGAGGGCGTTACCTGGCAGCGCGAGCTTGCGGCGCACATCGTGCGGAAGCACTTCGCCGGTCGCCGGGAGAAAGCCCTCGTGCGCTCGGTCGGCGGGTCGCTCCGCGGCTTCCTCTCGGACCGCTATCGCCGCCTCGACTCGCGCCCCCTCGTCGAGTCGATGGTGAAGGTCGCCCAGGAGTTGGGCGCCGTCCCCTTCGACGGGACCGTGACGGAGACCCGCGCGGCGCTGAAGATCGTCGTTCCCGAGGTCATCGAGCCGCTCCCGGGCGAGTTCATGATCCTCGGCGTCGAATGGTCCAACTCGGACTTCGGGAACGGAACGCACAGCGTCCGCGGCTTCATGCTCCGGGTCGCGTGCCTCAACGGCGCGACCCGCGAGAACTTGCTCAAGCAGATCCACCTGGGCGGGCGCCTCTCGGAGGACGTCCAGCTCTCGGACCGCACGCACGCGCTCGACACGAAAACGAGCGTCTCCGCCCTCACCGACGTCGTGCGTCTCTCGCTCGGCCCGGCCCGCGTCGAGACGGTAACGGCGCAGCTCCGCGAGGCGGCGGAGAAGCATATGAACGCCGCGCAGCTCCGGGCGACGGTCGGGAAGACGGCGTCGAAGGCGACGACGAAGGCGATCGTCGATGCGTTCGAGAGCGAGGACGTTATCAACCTCCCGGCCGGGCAGAACGCCTGGCGCGGGTCGAATGCGATCTCCTGGATCGCCCGGCATACGGAGGACGAAGAGACGCGGCTCGACCTCGAGCGCCTCGCGGGGTCGCTCGTCTGACCCCACCCTTCGCGCGGCTTTCGGCCGGCTGGACGCTCGCGCGCTCGCCGGCCTTCGGCGTTAGGAGGTCCGAAATGAAGGGCGAGAAACGAGGTCGGGTCGCGACGCGGCTCTTTATCCGGTTCGAGATCGACCCGGAGGGGGCGGCGAAGTCCGTCCTCGACGCGATCCGTACCCATGAAGGAATGCTCCCGCGCGTCGCCGAGGCGCTCGGGATCGGGGAACGCACGCTCGACCGGCTCCTCGCGGATCGGCCCGAGCTCGGGAACGCGGCGAAGGCGGCGCGCGAGGCGGCGAAGGCGGCGAGGGACGCGAGCAAGCATGCGGCGAAAGCGGCCGCGAAGGGAGCGACGTCATGAACCACGGCGAGAACCGGCAGGGGGAGGCCTTCATCGTCGAGGTCTCCGTCGAGCTCGCGGCGAAGCTCGAGAGCCTCGACGGCCTCATCCCGCACGATCGCCGGTGCTGCATCGGCCATCGCGTCGTCGCGCACCTCGAGCGGCTCGTCGCTGACGCCGACCGGAAGGCGGGCGAAGTCTTCGACGACGCGGACCGTCCCCTCTCCTCGCTCTCGGTAAACGAGCTCGTCAACCTGCTCGGATGCGCCGACCCGCGCACGCGCCGCGAAGAGCTCGTCTCGGTGAAGGCCGCGGTCGTGCAGCACCAAAAGCTCCAGGCCGAGGCGACCTCCTCGCTCTCGGAGCTCGTCGCCGACCTCAAGCAAGTCCGCCAGGCGGCGCGCTTCGTCTTCGACTCGGCCGCCGAATTCGCGAGCTGGGCGAGCGAGACGGGGGCGGCGATCGCGAAGCTCGCAAGCGGTCCGACGAAGCTCCTCGTCATGGCCTGCTGGGTCGATCGCACGCTCGGGACCTACTCCCCGGTCGATCCTCCCGCGTCGATGCGGAAGGAGACGAATTGAGCTTCCTCTCGCGGTTCTTCTCGCGCCGGCGCCCGCCGTCGGTCGAGGAGCTCTTTTGCGCGCGGTGCGCGATGTGCGAAGCGCCCGAATGCGGCGTCCACATGACGATGCGGGAAGGCCTCGCGGAGTTCGGGGTCTGCCGAGGCTGTCCCTGCTCGCGGGGGAAGTGCGAGGCGTGCGGGCACGAGGGCGAGCATTGGATCCACTGCCCGCGCGTTCGCGCCGAGGAGACGGAGGGGGCGGCGTTCGTCGATCCGGACGCCCCAATCCGGGGAAGGTTCGCTCCGTGACCAAGCCGCCGCCCGGATGGTTCGCGACGCTTCCGCCCGAGGCAAAAGCGGCCTATCGCCTCGCCTGCCTCGAACGAGTCGCGAGCGCGGCCGCGGAAGTCTCGGAGGCGATCGGCTATCGCGATTGGAAACGAACGGCGTCGCGCGGTCGCGAGCTCGACGCCGCCCTTCGGGTTCTCGACGAAACGAAAGAAAAGCCATGAACGACGACGAACGCGAACGCCTTCGGGAGACGCTCGGGCTCTCCGGGCACGAGGACCCGGACGAGCTCCTCGAGCGGCTCGCGCCCTTGCTCCGGATGCCGGCGCCTTCGTGCCCGGTCGCCGGCCACCTCGCTCCGGTTCCGGCGCCGGAGTTCCCGGTATCGGAGCCGGAACATCGGCACGTCCGCATGGGCGGGCTGGAATTCTGCTTTCGCCTGCGCCGCGAGCGAGGGTGGGTCTTCGAGGGCGCCTTCCTCGCCGCCGTCGGTCACGTCGTCTCGGACCTGACCTGGCGCGAGAGCTTCCGAATCGCGCGCGCGGCGGTCCTCGGTCAGTTCGAGGGCGGCCGACCGTCGAAGCGCTGCCCCGAATGCGGGCAGGTCTTCGGCGTCGATCCCGCGGGCGCCGGCCCATGGGTCTGGACGTGCGGCCCGGAGCACGTCGCCCTTTCGCGGGACGGCCTCCAGACGACCTACGGACCGGGTTACCACACGACCCGGCAAGTCCCCGCCTCCGAGATGCGAGTCGAGCGCGCGCCGAAGGGGTGATAGCCTCCCGGGGCATGGAGAGCCGTTACGTCAACCCCGCTATCGGACGTCAGCCTATCGGCGAGCAGAACGACAAGCTGGAGGTGGACGCGACCGGCTCCGCGTTCGTAAACGCCGGCTATCGATGGGGCGTCGCGGTCGAAGCCTCGACGCCTCTCGTTCCCCCCTGCGATGCACTGAACCTCTCCGCCGGCGCGACCATCACCGTGCAGATGGCGGAAGAAACGGACTCCTCGACCACCGTTTCGCTGACCCTTCCCGCCGGGATCTCTCGCATCGGCGTCGTCCAGATCACCGACCTCGGCGGGGCGAGCATCGTCGCGCTTTACGTTCGCAAGCCCCCCAGCCAGGCGTGAGATAACCTCCGGCGTATGGCCGGAGAAAAACAGCGGCAGGCGCTCGTCAACGCACTCTTCGGAGGCGACGAGTCCCCGAAAGGGAAGGGGCACGAGCAACCGCCGCAGCTCCCTCCGTATCTCGTGCGAAAAGGCACGCATCGGATCGACGCGCGGATCCAGCGAGAGAATGCGGAGGACGAAGCGATCGCGAAGTCCGCTCTCGTCGCTCTCGACAAGTTCGGCTTCGGCGGCGTGGTCGGCGAGACCTCCGCCTACGACGGGCCGACGACGAACGCGCTCCCCTCGGCCGACGACGTCCACACGCTGTTCACGATGGCGGGCGCGCTCTTCCCGCCCTACGACCCCGAGGTGCTCTCGTCGCTCGTCGAGCACTCGAACTCGCTCCGCCCGAACATCGACGCTTACAAGACCAACATCCACGGTTTCGGGTATCGCCTCGACGCGGTCATCGACACGAAGGACCCGGAGGCCTCGAAGAAAGTCGGCGACGCCCTCTTCCTCGATCGGCTGTACGAGCAGGAATTGAAGGGCGAAGGGACCGTCGCGCCCTATCCGTCCGACGAGGAGATCGACGCGCGGACGAAGGAGATCGAATCGCTCGCGCGTTTCGAGCGCGCCCAGATCGAGCAATTCTTCGAGCACTGCGCCGGCGAGATCTCGTTCAAAGAACTTCGCCGCCGCACGTGCGAGGATCTCGAGGCGACCGGGAACGCCTACTGGGAGGTCGTGCGGAACGGCGCGGACAAGATCGCGGAGTTTCACCTGGTCCCTTCGTATTCGATGCGGCTGGCGCCCATCGAGCACGTCCTCCACCGCGTGAAAAACAAGCGGAAGGTGACGCCGTTCCGCTTCAACTCCGTCGAGGTCCGTCGGCGGTTCCGGCGGTACATCCAGGTGGTCCTCGACCGGATCGTCTACTTCAAGGAATTCGGCGACCCGCGGGTCATCTCGAAGCGGACCGGCCGCGTCTACCCGAACGTCGAGGAGCTCGTCCGCGACGCCGTGCACGACGGACCGGCGACCGAGATCATCCACTTCAAGGTCTATTCGCCTCGCTCCCCTTACGGCGTCCCGCGGTGGATCGGGAACCTGCTCTCCGTGCTCGGCTCGCGCGCCTCGGAGGAGGTGAATTACCTCTACTTCGACAACAAGGCCGTTCCTCCGCTCGCCCTTCTCGTCTCCGGAGGCAAGCTCGCGCAAGGCGCCTCGGAGAAGATCGAGAGCTACATCGCCGACAACATCCGAGGGAAAGAGAACTTCCACAAGATCCTCGTCGTCGAGGCAGAGCCCGCGGGCGGAGGTCCGGGCGGGAACATCCAGGTCGAGACGGGGCGCGTCCGAATCGAGCTCGTGCCTCTCCGCGATGCGCAGCAAGAGGACGCGCTCTTCCAGAACTACGACCAGGCGAACCAGGACAAGGTCGGGCAGGCCTTCCGAGTTCCTCGCCTCCTGCGCGGCGACACGAAGGACTTCAACCGTGCGACGGCGGACGCCGCGCTCCAGTTCGCGGAGACCCAGGTTTTCCAGGGCGAGCGCGAGATCTTCGACGACCTCATCAACCGCATGGTCTTCTCGGAGCTCCTCGTCCGGTTCTGGATCTTCCGCTCGAACTCTCCGGTCAACCGCGACCCGATCGACGCCTCGAAGATCCTCCAGATCCTCTGCCAGACCGGATCTCTCACGCCGAACGAGGCGCGCGAGCTCGCAAGCGACATCCTCAACAAGCCGCTCGCCCCGATCGACGCGGCGTGGGCGAACCAGCCGATGGTCATGACCCTCGCCGGCGTCGTCGCCGACGCGGCAGGAAACCCGAGCCTCCCGGCCGCGGCGCCCGCGAAGAGCGCCGAGGACGGCGAGGACGGCCCGATGGATTCAACCGAGACCCGACCTCCCGAGCTCGCGCCGGCGGGCCTCGACCACCAGCGCACGATCACGACGCTCGCGGGGCGAATCATGGCGCTCCGCGATTCGCTCAAGAAGGCAGGCGACGCGGAGTACCGCCGCGTGCTGAAGAAGGCGCACGAGGCCGAGTCGGTCATCACGCTCGAGGTCCCCTCGGCGACGTTCCGCTCGTGGGTGACCGTCGATGCTCCGGCCGCTGAGTAAGGACTGGCGTTACCTCGCGCGCGCGAGCGTCGCCGCGGAAGAGGTCTTCGAGCGGCTCCTCGAGCTCGAGAAAGCGAAGAGACCGGCGGGCGGGAAGTCGAACATCCTCTCCCGGCCGGGCTTCGAGTCGAACGTCCGGCGCATGGTGGGGAAGCTCTCGACCGCGACGGACTCGGCGGATGCCGACGCGATCCGCCGGGCGGCGAAGATCCTCGACGCGAAGTGGGACAAGCTCTCGGCGGCGCAGCGGAAGAAGGTGATCGCGGCCGCGGCCGAGGGGCTCGCGGAGGTCCCGAAGATCGTCGTCCCGAAGGTCGTCGGCGTACTCCAGGGCGAGCTCCCCGCGATCGTAGACGCGGCGAAGAAGGCGACCGGAACGAAGCACGGCTTCGCGGTCGCGGCCTCGCTCTCCGAGCAGGACGAGCGGATCGTGGACTTCGCGGCGAAGTCGCAAGGCTCGTACATCACCGACCAGTACGGAGTCCGCGCGACGCAATTCGAGCAGCGCGCGCGCGACATCGTCGCCGACGGACTCGAGGAAGGACTCGGGCGCGAGGAGATCTCGGAGCGATTGTCGACGGACGTCATCGGCTCCATGCTCGGGCGGGCCGAGAGCTACTGGGATCAGGTCGCGTCGATACACGTCTCCCGAGCGCGGAGCTACGGTCAGATGTCCTCCTACGCCGACGCCGGGATCGACGAATACGTCATCTCGGCGGCGCGAGACGAGGTCACGTGCGTCGTCTGCTACCTGATGAACGGGAAGACCTTCTCCGTCGGCTCCGCCATGCAGAGCTACGTGGACGTCGAGGAAAGCGACGATCCGTATGCGGTCGAGCGCGAACAGCCCTTCATCTCCGTCGGTCGAACGGACGAGGGCGATCGCTTCCTCTTCGCGCGCGTCGGCGACACGATCCATCACCTCGCGACCGTGCTCCGAGATCCGACGGGCGAGCGCGATTCCTCGGGAAGCTACGGCTCCGTCGCGAGCCGGTCGAAGTTCGAGGACGTCGGCTGTCAGCAGCCGCCCTTCCACGGCTCCTGCCGGTGTCTTACGGTTCCGGCATGACGTCGGCCCCGCGCTTCGATCAGCCCGACTGGTTCTCGTGGCACTCGGAGCGGTGGGGGGCGTGGTTCGCCGGCCTGCGCGGACGGCCCGGCGTGCGGGCGCTCGAGATCGGCAGCTTCGAGGGACGTAGCGCCCTGTGGCTCCTCGAGAACGTCCTCGACGGCCCGGGCTCCTGGCTCGAATGCGTGGACCCGTATTCGGACGAGGGCATGGACGCGGCGAAGACCGGGACCGCGGGCGATGCGGTTTACGCCCGCTTCCGGGAGAACGTCCTCGAGCGATTCCCGAACGTCCTCCACTTCCGGGAGACCTCGCTCAAGACCCTCGCGCGAAAGCTCGCCGCCGGCGATCGCGAGCGGTTCGACCTCGTGTACGTGGACGGCTCTCACCTCGCCGGCGACGTCCTCGCGGACGCCGTCCTCGCTTGGCCCCTGCTCAAGATCGGGGGATTCCTGCTCTTCGACGACTTCACCTGGAAGTCCGGACGCGGGGCCGAATACGACCCGGGGGTGGCGATCGGTAGCTTCATGACGGCCATGCGGCCGTCCCTCGCCGTGCTCCACGTCGGGGACCAGGTCCTCCTCTCGCGGCGGGCGTGACCGCTCCCGGACGCTCAGTTAGCGTAGGGCATGCCCGCCGACGCCCCGCAGCTTCGTCCGTTCGCTGATCTGCTCAACTCGAAAGCCGACCTCCAGACGGTGACCGCGACGATTCACGACCTCGTCGCCGTCTCCTTCATCAGCCACCCGGTTCGACATCGGACGCAGGCCGAAGTGAAGCGGCGCGCCGAGGTCGTGCTTTCGGCCTTCGGGGCGATGCGGAAACAGAAGGGCTTCTCCCAAGCGCGCGCGCTGGCCATGCTCCCGTACGCGCTGAAGCACGCGCTCGAGAATCCGGGCAAGGCCTGGGAGCCGCCGAAAGAGCGCCTCTATCGGGTGGGGTGATCGACGTGCCGGTCCACAAGATTCCCGGCGGATACCGCTGGGGAGATCACGGGAAGGTCTTTCCTACGCGCGCGGCCGCCGAAGCGCAGGGCCGCGCCGCGTATGCGAACGGCTTCGCGGAGAAGGGCGACGCCTTCGACGCTCCCTTCCAGCAGGCGTGGGGCGCGCCGTTCCCTGCCCCCGAAAACGAGCCGTGGGGACCGGACACTCCGACCGCCGAGTCCGAGGATTGGCGCGCGCAGGGCGACCGGTTCACGCTCGCGGCGAAGACCTTCCCGCCCTGCCCGGCGTGCGGCGGAAAGATCGTCGAGCTCGAGGGACTCCTTCCCTCCTGCGAGTCCTGCCACCTCCCGTACTTCGCGACGCTCGACTCCGAAGACATCCTCGACTTCGCCGAGAAGTTCGTGGACGCGGGGGGCGCGATCGAACCGAAGCGCGACGACCGCATGACGATGACCGCGAAGAGCTATCGGCGCGCGCTCGCCGCGCTCGATTCTCCGGGGCTCCTCCGGCGGGTCGCGAAGCTCAACGCTCGACTCGAAAAAGCGGACGAGGGGGGCGAGGAACGAACCTTCGCGGGTCTTCCGATTCTCGTCGATCGGCCGAAGGGGTTCGTTCAGACGGGAACGGGACGGGACGGGTCGCAGTGGTCGCGGACGTACCTCTACGATTACGGCTACATCCCGAACACTCAGGGCGGAGACGGCGAGGGGCTCGACGTCTATCTCGGGCCGAACGAGGACGCGGAGCACGCCTACTGGATCGCTCAGCGCACGTTCGGCGGGGACGACTTCGACGAATGGAAGGTCTTCCTGGGGTTCCCCTCCCCGGCGCGCGCGGAGCTCGCGTTCCGCCTCCACACGCCGGGCGAGCTCCTCGGCCCGACATTCTCGGTCCCAGTCGCGGCCATGCGAACCCTGCTCAATCTCGAGCCGGGCGCGGAGGCCGGCGCGTCGCTCATCGCTTCGATGCGAAAAGAGGGCGGCGGCGAGGGAGCGGGCGAAGGGGTCAAGGAGGTCGCCGAGGCCATCTCCGAGCTCGGGGAGGGCGTCCAGGCGGAGCACGGTCACTCCGGGCACGGCGGGAAGCCCGGAGCTCACGGCGGGAAGCCGAAGGGGGAGAAACCGAAAGGGGGCCACGGCGGCGAAGGGGGCGGCTCGAAGGAGTCGAAACCGAAGGGGGAAAAGAAGCCGAAGGCACCCAAGGAGCACAGCGGCGGCGGCGACGGGCGCGCACGAGACGAGCACGGGCGCTTTGCGAGCAAACACGCCCGGATGATAGAACCGGGGACGGAGGCCGAGATGAGCAAGGCAACGGGAACGGGCGCACGCGACCTGCGAAAGAACGTCGCGAAAGATCTCGGAGTCTCCTTCGACGACCTGCGCCGCATGGTCGAAGCCGCCATCGACGCGGCCTTCCCGGCTCCGGTGACTCCGGGCGATTACCCGTGCTCGACCTACGTGCGGGACATGTTCGACGCGGCGGCCGTCTTCTCGCGAGACGGAGTGCTCTACCAGATCGGCTATTCCTACGGGAACGGGGTGGTCACTCTGACGGGCCAACCGGTCGAGGTGGTTACGACGTACGCTCCGGTTGCCGGTACGCCGGCGGCGGACCCGAACACCGTGGAGACGAACATGGCGGCAGCGACGACGAAGACCCAGACGCGGAAAGACCAGGAGGGCTCGCCCGGCGCGGCGGCCGACGAGGGCGGGGCGGGCGACGGCGTCGGCGGCGACGGAGCGGACATCGTCCTCCTCGCGCTCGACCGCCTCCAGGATCTCTGCGATTCGATCGAGGCCGGCGGCGGCGTGCTCACCCCCGAGCTCCGGTCCGGCGTAGACGGCGTGTGCGCCCTCCTCGAAACGGTCGCGCCCGACGGCGACGAGGACGACGCGGGCACGGAGGCGGACGACGGACTCGCGGCGGGCGAGGGCGCGCCGGCCCCGATGGAGGCGAGCGCGAAGGCGGCGAAGGCCGCGACCGCGAAGCGCTTCGCGAACGCGAACAAGTTCGTTCGCCATCTCGCGAAGGCGATCCGGAAGGAGAAGGACGAGAAGGACGCGAAGAAGCGTGCGGCGATCAAGGCCGGCGTCGCGAAGGCGCTCCAGTACGGCGCCGAGGCCTTCGGCTCGGAGAACGGCTTCCAGTCCTCGTCGCTCGGCGAGAACGTCCCGGAGTTCACCGACCCGTCCCAGTACAAGTGGACGGAGGAGACGGTTCCGAGCGTTCCGGACCCGCGCGGTCAGTACGCCGAGGATCCGACGTACACCCCGAACGCCAACAGCTCGGCCGCATACGCCGCCGGCGAAGTCGGAACGCCCGAGGTCGCGGAAAAACTCGCGAAGCTCCGCAAGCGCCTCGCGACGTTGACGAAGAGCTCGACGACCGCGACGGAACCGGTCGAGAAAAACGCCGGTATGCACATGGCGTGGGGACCGGCCTTCCTCGCGACGCTCCCGGATTCGGCGTTCCTGCACGTCGAGAGCGGCGCGCTGAAGGACGCCTCCGGTCGATCGAACCTGCTCCAGGGGCCCTCGACCGGCTTCCGGCATTGGGCGATCAAGGACCAGCACGGGAAGCTGAACTCGTTCCACATCCGCAAGGCGCTGAACGAGATCCCGATGGCGGGCCTCGAAACGGCGGTGAAGCAAGCGCTCATCGCGCAGGCGCAACAGCTCCTCAAGGAAGCCGAGGAGGAGGAAGCGAGCGCGGTGGCGAAGGCCGATCGCGGAGACCACGGCTGGCCGGACGACATGAACGCGCCTGCTCCGAAGGCGCCGACGTTCGGCCGCGATAACCTGCTGGAGAAGGCGAAGAACCGGAAGCCGAAAGCCGGGACGGCGGCCGTCGCGGGCAAGTAGTGCGGTTCGCGAGCGACGAACACGGGGCCTTCGCGCTACTCGAGCGCGAGATGGTCGGGACGCCGGCGGGCCTTCGGGCGCTCGCCGGCGCGCTCGAGAGCCTCGAGAAAGCGCTCGGTCCCTCCCGGCTCGTCGTCACTCACGAGGGGTGCACGGTCCCGGAGGCCGTGCGCTTGACGAAGCTCGCGATGTCGGACCGGGAGGGCCGGGTGCTCTCGTTCGAGGACGCGCCCGGTCTCGTCGAGGCGCTCGAGGCGGAGGGGGCGCGCGTCTGGAAGATCGCCGGCGCCGAGGGCTCGGTGTTCGCGAGCGCCGTTCCGCCGCGGGCTGCGACGCGCCTCGTCCCGCTCTCGAAGCACGCGGACTTCCCGGTCGCCGCTCGGAAGCCGAAGGAGGTCCGCTTCCTCCGGAAGGACGAGGGGGGCATCGAAACGCCCGAAAAACAGATCGTCTACGGAATCGTGCTGGAGCCGGAGGTCGTCGATTCCCAGGGCGACATCTACTCCGCCGCGGAGATTGAGGGCGCCTGCCACCGGTATCTCGAAGACTTCCAAAACATCGGGCACATGCACGCGACGCTCATCAACCAGTCGGCGGTGACGGTCGAGAGCTACATCGCGCCGGCCGACTTTTCGATGGGCGGGCAGACCGTCAAAGCGGGGACGTGGGTGATGGCCGTTCACGTGCTGAACGACGCCCTTTGGAAGCAGATCAAGGACGGGGACCTCACCGGTTTCTCGATCGGCGGCTGGGCCCAGCGCGTTCCCGTTCAGTAGTCTCGCCGCCACCCTCCAATCGGTACCCTCTTGTGCGCGAATTCCGCGCTGATACGGTTAGGCCGTGGGCGAGGTCAACGAGAAGGACGGCGAGAACGAGGAGCCGGAAGGCGCCAAGGCTCGCCTCTTCGGGATGGTGGTGCGTGAGGTCTCGCTCGTCGATCGCGCCGCGAACCAGAGAACGTTCCTCGTGACGAAGAGGGATCCCATGCCGGGCAAGACGAACGTGACGAAAGGGCCGGAGCAGGGCACCGCGGAGAACGCGGCCGCCGCCGCCGGCACGCCGCCCGGCGGGAGCTCTCCCGACGGAGCAGGCGCGCCGACGCAAGGCGGGCAGGGTGCCGCCGCCGGGACGAAAGAAAAACTCCCGCCGATGCAGCCGCAGGTGAAGGACCAGCTCATGGCGGCCCTCTCCTCGATCGCGGAGGAGATCGTCGATCTCGCCGACCAGGTGAAGGCGGCCGATTCGGACGAGAAGGCGACCGGGCCCGCCGTTCCCGAGTCCGTCGTCACCGCGATCGGCGCGGTCTCCCAGAAGCTCTCGGCGCTTCTCGCTCAGTACGGCGGGCAGCCGGCGGGCGACGGGAAGACGAAGGCCGACCTCGACGGCGTCTCCGAGAACGGCGGCGTCACCGCGCAGGGCTCGCAGAAGAGCGCCGACGAGAAGAAGAAGGACGCCGAGGAGATGGCGAAAGCCCTCGCGGCGTACGTCGCGAAGGCCGGTCGCAAGATGGCGAAGGAGCGGCTCCAGCGCCTCAACGCCGCGATCTCCTCGCTCTCGCAGATCGCGCGCGAGCTCAAGACCGAGAAGGTCCGGAAGAACGCGGGCGCGGTGCACGTCGCCGATCGGGCCATCGCGAGGGAGCTCGCCGAGGTCAGCGCGACGCTCGAGGAGCTGACCAAGTCGAGCGAGTCCATCGTCGCCGACAACGCGAAGCTCCGCTCCGAGCTCGCCGAGATGGCGAAGCGCGTGGGTCCGCGGAACGCGAACCCGACCGAAGCCCCCTCGGGCACGGCCCCGGCGCGCGGCGTCTCGTGGCCGATCGACCTCAACAACCCGATTCGCGCAAAGTCCGACAGAACCGACTTCGCCGGCGCGCGGCGCTGATCAGCGAGAAAGAAAGGTAAGCGTCCCATGTCCACGAACGGTTTTCTCCCCAACATGACCTTCCTCGAGAAGGCGGATCTGGCTCTGTCCGACTTGACCTCGGGCGGCGGTATTCTCCAGCCGGAGACCGCGCAGAAGTTCATGCGGATCCTCATCGACGAGAGCGTGGTGCTGAAGCTCGCGACGGTGACGCCGATGAAGAGCTTCAAGATGGAGGTCCCGAAGATCCGCTTCGCATCGCGGATCCTGCGGGCCGGTACCGAGGGCGTCGCGTTGGCGGCAGGCGACCGGGCGAAGCCGAACCTCACCAACGTCGAGCTCGACGCCGCGCTGTTCAAGGCCGAAGTCCGGCTCCCCAACGAGGTGCTCGAGGACAACATCGAGCGCGACCAGCTCAAGCAAACGATCATGCAGTTGATGGGCGAGGCGATCTCGCGCGACATGGACGAGGTCGTGGTCCAGGGCGACCCGACGTCCACGGACCCGTTCCTCGCGAACCTCCCGGCGGGAGGCATGCTCGTCCAGGCGACGTCGAACGTCGTCGATGCTCAGCAGCAATCGCTCAACAAGAACGTGCTGAAGAACATGCTGAAGAGCATGCCCACGCCGTTCCTCCGGAACTCGACGCTGCTGAAGTACCTGACGCACAACTACGCGGAGATCGATTACCGCGACACGATCGCGAGCCGGCAGACTCCGGGCGGCGACACCTACTTCCTCGAAGGCGGGGAAGCGTCGTACTCCGGGATCCCGGTGGTGAAGGTCCCGCTCTTCCCGACCGATCTCGGAGACGACTCGAACGATACGGACGTGATCCTCTCCGACCCGAAGAACGTCACCGTGGGCATCTGGCGCGAGATCCGGATGGAGTCCGACAAGGACGTCAGCGCCGGCGTCGTGATCATCGTCGCGTCCCTCCGCTTCGACATGCGCTTCGCGGAGGAAACGGCCGTCGTAAAGGCCATCAACGTGCAGGTCTCGGCGTAGGCAACCCGGACGCCCCCACCCCTAAAGGAGCTCGACGAACATGACTCTTGGTGCTCTCTCGGTCGGCCTGGCGGCGACGGCTTTCGCGGTCGCCACCATCGCGGCGAACTACGATCTCACGAACGGAGAAACGCTGGAGGTCGAGGTCGATCAGCACGACCCGGTCACCATCACGTTCTCCACCGCGCAATTCGTCTCCATCTCCGCCGCGACGGCGCAGGAGGTGTGCGGCGCCATCAACCAGGGTCTCGCCCAGAACGGGATCCCGGCCTACGCCTTCGTCAACGCCGCCGGGTTCCCTCAGATCCAGTCGAACGACGACGGACAGGTGGTCGTCACCGGCGGGACCGCCGCGAGCGCTTTCGACTTCGAGAGCGGAACGACGGCGAGCATGGAGGCAGGCGCGCAGCCGTCGGCGCCGACCTTCCACGACCTCGTCTCGTTCACCGGCGACTCGAACTATCCCGGCTCGGGAGGGACCACGGGTTTCCTCGAGTCCTTCCGGATCGCGACGAAGAGCACGCGGAACATCCTCGCGATCATTCCGGCCGACTGCGGCGGTTACCTGACGAGCTACAACGTCAGCGCCGACAAGCTCAAGGTCTGGTACCTCCCGGCCGAGAGCGCGTCGAAGCAACCGATGACCGAGGTTGTCGCTACGACGAACCTCTCCGCGGTGACCTTCAACGTCATCGTCATCTCGCAGTAAGCACCGCCCCCAGGCACGACGGAGAGAAAAGACATGAGTACCCTGATTCCCGGCGCTCTCGGTGAACCCGGCGCCTTCGGCGTGGACGACGAGTTCGGCGAGGGCGGGATCGGGCTCTCCGGCTCCGCCTCGGAGATGGTCACCTCTACGCCGACGGCGCCGACGCGGCTCCGCGACTACCTCCGTCGGATCTTCGCCGCGCTCTGGTACCCCTACGCGAATGTCGCCGCGCTCGAGGCCGCGAACCCGAACAACCTCGCGGACGGCCAGCTCGCCGTCGCCCTCGACACCTACAATCTGTGGCAGTGGCAGGCCGAGAGCACGACCTCCGCATCCTCGTCGGTGCTCCAGGTCACGGGCGTTACGACGGGCCGATGGATCCTTCTCGTCGGCGCGGGAACGCCCGAAGGCGACGCGCAGGGCGAGATCCAGCACACGACGATCGACATCCCGCTCGCGACGATTCAGGCGGCGACCTCCGGGACGGCGTTCAACATCGGCTCGGCCCTGCCGGCGAATGCGAGATTGATCGCGACGGAGCTCGACGTCCTCACCGCCCTTTCCGGCGGCTCCGGCGCCTCGGCGCATGCGACGATCCAGAACACCGGCGAGACCGCGGGCGCGATCCTCGCCTCGACCACGGTGTTCACCGGCGCGGCTTCCGTGAACGGTTCTCCGGGCGCGGCGGTCGGCTCCAACCCGTACGTCTCGCGCGGCGGTCAGCAGCTCCAGATGACGATCACGGGCGACGGCACGCACGCGCTCTCGACCCTCACGGCGGGCCACCTCCAGGTCCACCTCTTCTACGCGGTCGTTCCGTAGTAGCCTCGACGGCCTTCGAGGCTTCTGACCTGAATCGGCCTCGGGCGCATGGTGCGTCCGGGGCCTTTTCTTTTGGGCCGCGGGGGTGCAGGCTCCTCGAGCGGCTCCGCGGTGGGGCCCGCGAAAGGACGAAAACCCATGGCTACGAAGAAGACGGGCGGAAACGGGCGAAGGCAAGACCTCGGACAGATGGCCGAGCGAGCCGGAAAGGCCCGGCGGGTTCTCGTCCGCATGAAGCCTTTTGCCCCGAAGAAGGGGCAGCCCTGCCGGCGTTACACCGCCTTCGGGATCCTCTTCGAGGAGACGAAAGGTTGGTACCAGGTGGACCCGCACGTCGCCGAATACTTGAAGGGCGTGCGCGCGAAACCGGACGTCTCCGATCACCCGGTGATGCTCTTCGACATCTGCTCTCCCGAAGAGGCCGCACGAATCGCGCGGCAGGAGAACGAAGCGGCGATCATGCAGGGCCGCGCGGCGCCCCATTCCGCGCACTCCACGCAAGAGGTTCGCGCGCGCGACGTCACGAGCGGGACGCTTCGCGGACCGAAGCCGCCGAAGGAGGCGCCCGATCTCACGACGAAGGATCTCGCGTCGAAGGAGGGACCCTCGCCCGCCTACCAGCGGCTCGCCGCCCGGGAGCAACGCGCCCGCGCCTCGCAGCCGCCTCCGCCCCCCGCTCCGAGGCCGAAGCCGGAGAAGGAGGTTCCCCAGCGTTCGATGCGCGCCCCGAGCCCGGGCGAGAAGGGCTGAAGGAACTATAAAAAGGGGGACGGGAGCGCGGTACCCTCGAGAAACCCACGAGCCTCGGCGCGATGCCTCTCCCTTGCGAGGGAGCGGCGACTGAGCGCGGGGACCCGGTAGGCCCGGGTTGAGAGGCTAAGCGTCAGTTCCCCGGGGAAGCTCCCCCCCGGGGGACCGACGCGGCGGTTTGGGATAGGCTTCGCGGGGTGAGGAACGCGATTGCCGTCTCGGAGACCAGCTCCGCCGCGAATCCACTCATCGACATCTGGCTCCAGATGGCGACGACGGTGGACGACGACAACACGGGGACCGTTCAGTCGATCCTCACGAATCCGACGGATCTCGCCTTCACCGTCTCGGTCCTCGACGCCGACGGCTCCGCTACGCAGGTGTTCGCGCACGACTGCGACGTGGTCGCGGACCAGATCCAGGACCCGCTCACCGGCGAGCTCCAACCCGGTCACTACGCGGCCGCCTTCTCGCCCTCTGCCTTCTCGCCCTCCGTTCCGCCCGGGTCTCGCCTCGAGATCGCATGGGCGTGGACGATGCCGAACGGCGCCGAGGGGATCATGGTCCGCCGGTTCGACCTCCTGCAGAACGTCGCGCCGACGCTCGGCTCCGGTTACTGCCTCGTCTCCGACATGCGCGAGGAAGGGCTCTCGCGCGAACGGGTCTCGGACGAACGGCTCCTCCGGCTCATCCTGCTCCAGTCGCAATACGTCGATCGGGTGACCGGGCGCTTCTTCGAGCCCCGATGGCAGATCCAAACGCTCAACGGAACGGGCGGACGCGCGATGCAGCTCGGCGACCCGATCATCGCCCTCGCCCTCGTCACCCTTGGGAACCCGGTGGTCAACACGATCGAACCGGAGTCGTTCCGGATCTTCAATCGCCACATCACCGCGGGCATCACGGCGCCCGACGACCGGAACGATCCGAAGATCGAATTCGTCCACTATCGGGACATCTTCGGTCGGCAGCGGAGCGCCTCGATCGATTCCCCGCTCTTCGGCGTCCCCTTCCGCGACCTCTTCTTCCCGGCCGGCGTGCAAAACGTCAACGTCTCCGGGCTTTTCGGCTTCACGGATCCGGACGGCTCCGCGACCGGGTGCACGCCGGAGCTGATTCGGCACGCGACGAAGCTCCTCGTCATGCGCGAGGCCTATCGTTTCGCGAGCGACGAGCGCGACGAACGCAAGCGCCACCGGATCCTCTCCGAGGGGACCCGCGATCAGCGCTACCAGCTCCAGGCCGCGACGGAGGGCGCGCTGACCGGAGACCGGGAGATCGACGACCTGCTTCTGATGTACATGCGCCCGATCCGGATCTCGTCGCCGTAGGAGGGGCCCCATGCGCGTTCGCCTGATCAAGCCCGTCCTCCTCGAGATCGCCCAGCTCGACACGGCGGCGACGAAGGCCTCCGGCGGTTACGATCCGGACTTCGGGGCCGTGCGCGTCGCGACGAAGGACGGGAAGCGGATCTCCGAGCGGAAGGAGAAGGCCCCGATCCGGCTCCGCGGACAGTTCGAGGACCAGACCCAGAACGCGCTCCGCCTCTTCGGAGCCGGGAACTCGCCGGAGGCGAAGGTCGCGACCACGTTCGAGTACCGCGACCTGGAGGAGCAGAAGCTCATCGATCCGGACTCGAAGCTCCCGCTGATCAACGTCAACGATCGCCTGCGCGCGGTCTACTCGATCGACGGCGAGCTCGTGATGGCGTTCCGGAATCGAGGGCTTTACGCGGTCGAAGTCCGGCCCGCCTCCATCGGTCTCGATCGGAAGGCCGGGATCGTCATCGTCCGATGGAACGATCGCGCCCTCTCCGAGGCGCCGGGATGAAGGTCGAGATCACCCTTGACAAGGCGAGCGACTGGGGAAAAGCGCGGATCATCCTCGACGGAGCGATGAAGCTTCAGCCGCTCGTCCAGAAGGCGATCGTCGCGGAGCTCCAATTTATCCGGAAGAAGATCGTCGAAACCTTCGACAACGAGGGACCTCCGGGCGCGAAGTGGAAGCCGCTCCAGCCGATGACGCTCGCCGTGCGGAGGTTCGAGGGCTTCAAGGGGACGAAGATCCTCCAGGTGACGCGCGACCTCGTCGGCTCCATCTCCGTCGTCGCCGTCCCGGGAGAGGGAGGCTTCGTCGGGGTCGCCCGGTCGAAACCGCGGAAGGGCGGGCAGGATCCGGTGAACGTCGCCCGAGTGCACGAGGAGGGGCGCTCCTACTCCGTCACCTTCACCGACCGGCAACGGCGCTACCTCTTCGCCGCCCTCGCCGCCGCGGGCCTTTCCCGGACGCCCACGGCGGGCAAGGGCGCGCCGGCCGGAACGCACGCGGTCTTGATTCGGATCCCTCCTCGGCCGTTCCTGGGGCCGGTCTTCGAGCAATACGCCCGGCCCGAGGATGTCGCCCGATCGGTCCAGGCCCGGGTCGCGGCCGCGGTCGCCGGGAAGCTCGGACGGCCAGACGGCGGGGCGCCGAGGGAGTAGCCTCGCGGGGTGACCGTTTCGATCGAGTCCCTCTCCCCGACGGCCGGGCACACGGGCGGGAAAACGCTCGTCCTCATCACCGGGACCGGGTTCGCGGTCGCCTCGACACCGCCGCCGAACGCGAACGGGTTCACGCCGGCGCCGCCGCCGGCGGTCTGGGTGTGGTTCGGCGGAGTGCCCGCGCTCTCCGTCGCCGTGCTCTCGGACACCGAGCTCTACGCCACGACCCCGGCCCTCGCCCCGACCGCCGACGAAACCGGCCGCGGAACCCTGCCGACGGTCGTCGACGTCGTCGTCGCAAACCTCGACGCCTTCGGGGCCCCGATCCTCTCCGAGCTCGCGACCGCGGCGTCCGCGTACTCGTTCGTTCTCCCGAACCTCACCGACCCGGAGCAGGAGAGCGACCTCGCGCGCCTCATTCGGACGTGGCTGACCCTGCTCCGAGCGCAGGTCACCCCGAATGTGAGCTGGCCCAAAAACACGGACTTCGACCAGGACACCGGCGACCTGCTTTCGGTGACCGATCTCCCGGCGCTCCCGGGGCTCGTCGTCTCCTCCGTTACCGTGCGCGAGAACGACTTCTACGCGCGTCGCGACCCCTACTACGTGGACAACGGGGACGGGTCCTTCACGCAGAAAGCGCCGCCGGACACCGTCGATCTCGTTTTTTCCATCGTCGGCGTCTCGAACAACCCCGTCGAGCTCCTCAACCTCGCGGCCGCCTTCAAGCGGTTCCTCCGCAAAAACCCGTACGTCACGATGGCGCGGGACCCGTCCGGCGTCGTCCCGGGCTCGGTGAAGTACGATCTCGAGTGGCACGAGGGCCGCGACCTTCCGGTCACCTCCCTCGCGAACGCGAACAACCTCTCCCACTTCGTCTACGACGTCGCGATCCTCGGGTTCGACATCGAAGACATGCCGGGCCTTCCCCTCGGCGGACCGAGCGATACGGGCCGCGCGCACGAGGCGACCCAGGGGATCTCGTACGAGGCCGAGACCATCACCGTGCTCTCGACCCTTCCCCTCCCCAAGTCGGAGGGCGCCGCGCAGCCGGGCCCCAGCGACGAGGGGGATTGAAGAGTACCGGCGCCCTGATAGCCTCCGGAGAAAGCCGCTCAGGCCGGAGGCAACCGCGATGACCGTCACTCTCCAGAACCGGAGCCCTCGCCAGCGGGTGTTCCACCTCGATCACCCCGGGGCGAGTTTTCTCCGGCGCGTCGCCGTCGTCCGGGAGCACGATCCGAAGAGCGGGAAGAAGACGCCGCGAGCGTTCGCCGCGCGCATTCCGGACACCCTCACCCTCAACGCTTTCCGTTCGGAGGGCGATTCGATCTCCGGCCTGCCGGACGAGGTGCTCCGCGCTCCGGAGATCCGCAAGGCCATCAAGCGGCAGGCCATCGTCTGGTCGAAGGACAAGGGGAAGGTCCACCCGCCCGGGGCGCAGGCGAAGATCGCGGCCCAGAAGGCGGCGGCCGCGCAAGCGGCGGCGAACCAAGCGGCGGCGGCGAATGCCGCGCCGCCGGTCGAAACGAAGCCCGAGGAGGTCCCGGAAAAAGCCCCGGAGCCGCTCCTTCAGCTCGACGAACCCCACGCGACCCTCGCCGAAACGCCGGCGCACGCCGAGAAGGAGCAGGCCTGAGCCATGGCGCCGTCGATCGATATGCTTTCGTCCTCGGTCAACATCATCGAGGAACAGCCGCAGGTGCTCGTGGTCACGCCCGTTCCGACGGCGGTGACCGGGATGGTCGGCCTCGCGTCGCGCGGCCCCGTCGATAAAGAAGTCATCTGTCAGGGCCCGGACGACTTCTCGCGCGTCTTCGGCTCTTTCTTCGCCGAGGGCGACGCCGTGCTGGCGGTCCAGGGCTTTTTCGCGAACGGCGGCACGGAGCTCCACTTCGTGCGCACGGTCCACCACACGGACCCGACGGACCCGACGACGAAGACCTCCGCGGCCGCGACGCTGACCCTCGACACGGCCTCGAGCGCCGCAGGGCCCGCGATCTCCAAGGCGGCGAACTCGGCGCCATGGGTCGTAGCGACCGGACAGACGATCGACGTTTCGGTGAACGGCGGCGGCTCTCTCGTGACCACGTTCACCGGGGCGGCCGCGACGGTGACCGGCTCGAACGAGGAGACCTTCGATCTCTCCAACGGTCAGACGCTTCTCCTCGGAACGGACGGCTTCGACTCCGCCGGCGAGCAAACGATTACGTTCGTCACCGGCGACTTCGTCTCCATCGCGGCGGCGACGGCGGCCGAAGTCGCGGCCGTCATCAACGCCCAGATCATCGGCGGCGCGGCGGTGGACGCCGGCGGTTACGTCAAGATCTCTTCGGACACCGTCGGCCTCGCCTCCGAGCTCGTGATCTACGGCGGCACGGCGGCGAGCACCCTCGGGTTCTCCAACGCGACGCATACCGGGACCGGCAACGTCGAGAACCTCAACGCGGTCCAGCAATCCGAAGCGGTCTCGCTCCTGAACGCCGCGGCCTCCGGCCAGTACATCGCTTCCTACGTCGCATCGAAGCTCCAGGTCGCGAGCGTCGGGACCGGTTCCTCCGCGACCATTCAGGTCACGACCGGATCGACCGCTAACCCGGAGTTCGGGTTCGACACGGCGACGCACAGCGGGACGAACGCCGCCGTCGCCGCGACGCTGACCGCGACGGGCGGAAACCTCGGCCTCGAGTCCGACGGGACCTACGCCAACACGGTGACGCTCACCGTCGCCGGCCCGACGAACGGGGCCTCCGGGTCCTTCAACCTGCTCGTCCTGAACAACGGAATCGTGCAGGAGACCTGGGCAAACCTAAACATGACCCCGGGCGATCCGAACTACGCGATCACCCGCGTCAACGACCCGAACAACGGATCGCTCTGGATCATGCTGACGGACCTCTTTGCCTCCGGGAACAACGTCCCGGCCCAGGGGACCTTCGGCCCGATGGCCGGAGGCCTCGACGGACTCGCGAGCCTGGCGGATACCGACTTCATCGGAGGGACCGGGGCGAACGGCGACGTCGGCCTTCGATGCCTCGACGCCGTCGCGACGCTCTCGCTCGACTGCATTCCGGGGCGCGCGACGGCCGCGGTGCACGGCGGGATCGTCACGTACAACGAGGTCTATCGAAACGGGTCGGTCTTCGGCGTGCTCGACCCGCCGCTCGACATGAGCGACACCGAGATCGTCAACTACGTGCAGAACACGGCGGCGCTGACGAACCTCTCCGAGCGCGTCGCGATCTACTGGCCGAACATCCTAATCGATAACCCGGACCAGAGCGTCTACGGAACGGCGACCACGATCGTCTGCCCGCCCTCGGGCCATATCCTCGGGCGCTACGCGGCGACCGACGCGGCGAGCCCCTCGGGCGTCTTCGACCCGCCGGCGGGCACGCTCAACGGCACTTTGCTCAACGTCCGCGGCGTCGAGATGCCCGAAGTTCTGAAGAAGAGCCACCGGGACATCGTCTTCCCGGCGCTCATCAACCCGATCTCGAAGGAGCCGGGAACGAGCTGGTTTCTCGACGGCGCCCGCACGCTCAAGAGCGACGGGAACTGGCCGACGATCGGCGAGCGGCGCGGAATCATCTTCGTCGAGCAATCGCTCCAGCAGGCGCTCGTCACCCTTCGCCATCGGAACATCACCCCGCGCCTGCTGAAGGAAGGCGCGGACGCGGCGACGTCCTTTCTCCTCATCCCGACGCGCGCGGGGAAGCTCGCGACCACGAACCCGGCGCAAGCCTTCCTCGTGGACTTCGGCCCGGGCCTGAACAACGCCGCGACGAACCAGGCCCGCACCGTCTGGGGCCGGGTCGCCATCGCGACCGCGGAGCCCGCGGAGTTCGTGAACATCATCATCGCGCCGGACACCCGGCTCCTCGACGCCGAGCTCGCGGCGCTCGCCACCGCTGTCTAAGGTCGTCTCGCTCGGAGGTCTCTCGCCATGTCCGTCGTCGGAAAGCCGCGCAGCTACCACAAGAAGTTCCTCTTCACCGTCGAGATCCCGGGGGTGGGGTGGGCCGGATTCCAGAAGTGCGGCGAGATCAAGAGCACGACCTCCGTGGTCGAGCAGTGGGAGGGAGGCGCGATCGTCGCGTCGAAGTCCCCGGGCCGCACGAAGACGGCGGACGTCACCCTCGAGCGGGGCGCGACCTCGGACCTCGACCTGTGGGCCTGGTACAAGCAGGTCTCGAACGCCGCCGCGGGAACCGGCGTCATCGACGACCAGTACAAGCGGACGGTCAACGTCACGCAGCGCGATCGCGACGGCTCGGTCCTCCGTCAGTGGCAATTGCAATACTGCTGGCCGACCGAATACTCCGCGGGCGACCGGGACAACACCTCGGACGCGAACGCGGTCGAGTCGATCACGCTCACCTACGAATACTTCGAGCCGTCGGACGACACCTCCGGCGCGACGGTCTAAGCCGGATCCGGTGTCTCTCGTCGGCCGCCCGAGGAGCTTCCGAAAGAAGTTCCTCTTCGACGTAGAGATCCCGGGGATCGGCTGGACCGGCTTCCAGAAGTGCTCCGAGATCAAGAGCACCACCGCCGTCGTCGAGCAGTGGGAAGGCGGCGGGATCCTCTCCTGGCGCGTCGCCTACGACTCGCCGGGAAGGGTGAAGGTCGCGGACGTGACGCTCGAACGCGGCGCCACGGCGGACCTCGACCTCTGGGAATGGTACCGGCAGGTCAACGACGGTTCCTCCGGCGAGGGCCTCCTCGACGACCGCTATAAGCGCCTCGTCAACGTCGTCGAGCGAGACCGCGACGGCGCGGCCCTCCGGCGCTGGGAGCTCCACAACGCATGGCCGATCGAGTATTCGGCAGGCGACCGCGACAACACGGCCGATGGGAACGCGATCGAGAGCCTCGTCCTCGCCTACGACTACTTCGACCCGGATGACGACGAATCTGCGCCGCCGTAGGATGGGCCTCGCCCAACCCCAGGAGGCCCCATGCACATCGTCTGTCCGTCCGGTCTTTCCGGCGACGTTCGCGGACTGACCGTTCGCGAGCTCCAGCTCCTCGCCGATCAGTCGCTCGCGCGCGGCGGTCGAAACATCGACGTCATGCTCGGAATGATGGAGAAGGTCGTCGATCCCGGACCGTACAAGTTCGCCGCCGGGTCGAAGCCAAAGTGGGACAACGTCCTGCTCGGCGACCGCTTCTCCGCGCTCGTGGACATCCGGGTCGCGACCTGGGGCGCGGAGTACTGGTTCCCGGTCCGTTGCGCCGATTGTCGCGAGGGCTTCGAGTGGGAGCTCGACCTTCGCGACCTACCGCGAAAGCCCTTCCCGAAGGAGACGCTCGACCAGCTCGCCGAGGGCGCGAATCGCTTCGTGACCGAGGGACCGAACGGCGAGGAGGTCGGCTTCAAGCTGCTCTACGGGAGCGACGAGAAGAGCGCGGACTCGTATCGCCGGCGCACGGGCTCGACGTGGGGGCTCGGCGACGTTCTCGCCCAGCGAATCCTCTCGGTGAATGGGAAGGGGAGTCAGGGCGACCCGAAGATCCGAGAGTGGATCATGGAGCTCGGCGCGCTCGCCGCCGTCGAGCTCGGGAAACGGATGGACGAGGCGGACGGCGGCGTCGAGACCGAGATCGAAGTGGTTTGCACGAAGTGCGGCTGGCAGCAGTGGATCCAGCTCCCTTTCGACAAAGCCTTCTATGCTCCGTCTCGGAAGAGGGCGACCAACGCGACGACGAAGACGGAGGAACCGAAGACGAAGGGGACGATGGAAGGGCGCGAACTCTCCGCCGAGACGACCCCGACCGGTTCCAGCTCCCCGATGAAAAAGACTGCCTGACTCCGATCGGATGCCAGACCATCCCCGCCTTCCTTTGGCGGGGGTGGGACGTCCGGACCTTTCGCAGGATCGTCGCCGACCTCTCGTACGTCAGCCACGGGGGCTCGGGCTACGGCTTCGGGTATCGGGACATCCTCGACCTGGAGGTCCCCGATGCGAACGCGCTGATCGAGATCCTCAACGAAAAGCGGGACCGGGAGGCCAAAGCGATGCAGCGTGCCGCCAAACAGCCCGCCGGATAGACTCCGAACGTGCTCAACAACCTCGGCCTGGGCTTCGTCGTCACGGCGAAGGATCTCTCGAAGGCGACCTTCGAGCAGGTGCAAGAGTCGTTGGGCACGACCGGGCTGAAGATCGGCAAGATCTCCGAGGAGACGAAGGAAGCGTCCGAGGTTTTCTCGCGCGCCTCCTTCGCGATGGGCCTCGCCGGCGCCGCCATCCTCGGCGCTCTCGGACTCGCGACCGAGAAGGCACACGAGCTCGAGGAGGCCTTCAAGCTCGTCTCGACCCGGGCCGACGAATCGACGCTCCCGATGGAGAAGGTTCGCGACCTGACCCTCGAGCTCTCGAATGCGTACGGCGTGGACCAGGCGCAGCTCGCGCGGGGCGTTTACGACGCCATCTCGAAGGGCGCGACGGACGCCGCCTCCCAAACCTCGGTGCTCACCGCGGCGACCCGGCTCTCCGTCGGCGCCCACATCGCGCTGAATGAATCGCTCGAATCGACGACCCAGGTACTCCGCGCATTCCATCTCCCGATGTCGGACGCGGCCATGGTCACCGACCAGCTCCTCAAGGCATCGGAGCAGGGGGCCGGGAGCATCGGGGAGCTCTCCGCCGCCCTGGAACACGTCGGCCCGGGCGCCGCGCGCGCCGGCCTCTCCTCGGCCGACCTGCTCGGGACGGTAACCGCGCTCTCGAACGCCGGCCTGAAGGGACGCGCCGCGATCGGAGGCATGCGCGCGGTGATCGACGCGCTCATCGCGCCGACGGACGCCGCGAAAACGCAGGCCGCGGCCCTCGGGATCACCCTCGATTCCTCGAAGATCGCGGCCCAGGGCTTCGTGCCGTGGATTCAGAGCCTCGCGGGAAACACGAAGCTGACCACCGCCGCCATGTCGAAGCTCTTCGGCTCGACGGAAGCGACGACGGCCGCGATGGCCCTCATGCGAAACGGCGGGAACGACCTCTCCGAATCGCTCAACAACATCAAGAACTCGACCGGCGCGGCCGCCGACGCCGCCGAGACGATGACCGACGAGTGGGCGCGCTCGAAGACGCTCACGACGAACGCGCTGATCGCCCTCGGGAAGGCCTTCCTCCCCCTCACCGAGGCGATCCTGAAGCCGCTCAACGCGGCGGTCGAATGGTTCACGAAGCTCTCGCCCGGAATCCAGAAGGCGATCTCGTACGGGCTCCTCTTCGTCGGGGCGACCCTGCTCATCGCGGGGGGAATCGCCGGGATCACCGCCGGGATCGCGGCCTTCGGAGCGACCGTCGCGCCGGTGATCGCCGCCTCCGTCGCCCTCCTTTGGCCGGTCGCCGCCGCGCTCGTCGGGATCATCGCCGCCGTCGCGCTCGTAAAGGCCGCGTGGGATGCGAACTTCGGAGGGATTCGGACGACGCTGCTCGACTTCTACGGGAAGGTGAAGCTCGTCTGGGACGGGATCGTCCAGCTCTTCTCCCAGGGCGGGTTCTCGGGCGCGGTCTACTCCGAGATGAACAAGGCCGGGAACGGCGGGATCAAGAACTTCGTCGTCAACCTCTTCCTCTG